GACATAGTCGGCTGTGGAACTTTCTTATGTAGTTCCCAGATTTCGTCCGGGAAATACATATCTAATCCTCCCCAGTAACTGGGTAGCATTAGTTGCCAAAACACTCCGCTGGAGCGGTCAGGCAATAATGAGCCCATTCTTTCAAAGAATCGGTTCCTTACCATTTTAACCCACTTAGTGGGAAAATGGTCCTTGTTAAGCCACTTAAGAGTACGTCCTAAGGACATACCCTTTCCGATGGCCACGTTCCTTTCGGAACTGACCTCGAACGACTTAGTCGTTGGGCTTAATAACCTCACCTTTATGGAATCCACAAATGGTGAGTTTTCGTACGACGAAGTTGAATCATTCAACGTTCGTACGTCCCATACTCCATATATCTTAGATATCTGGAGTACTTTCTCACAGTACTTCACAAGAGACTTGGAAATACCGTGTTTACCCGCGGAGATCTTAGATCCCCAACGGATATGATTGTCGGTGATCTTGTTTAAGTACGAGATCGGGCCTATGGCCAGGTGATCATCACCACCGACATGATAGCTTCTCCAACTCGGACTTTTAAAGTACGAGAAAGGAGAAATACCTAGGTGGGTCCGCATAGCGGATTCCTCAACTGCTAGGTTCAAGAGTGAGAGAATCACCTTTGTAAGGGGTTCTCCCATCATCACACCTCTGTGCTGACTCTCAGAGATCCGCACATCGGTAAAGAATGTCCTTGGCATCTCTAAGAGATCCAAGGATATCTTCACTAACGAGGACCGGATACCGGTTCCGTTAATGAATCCTCGTAAGAGAGTAGTACCTACTCTCTTGGGGATATGGTCCGTGGCCTCTTTGAGGTCAGAGGACAAACAGGCAAAGTCCAAAGGATATTGCTTGCCACTCATCAGGTATAGGCTTTGCCAAGCCTGATCAGTCTTCTGGAGGGAACTCCTCAAAGAGGGGTGTACCTTCAGATAATCCTTACATACATGGGCTAAGCCCTGTTGCAGGATATTAAGCCAGAACGGACCTGTGGTCACGATTCTAGACTTAAATCCGGGTTCTGGCACAGTCAGAACTCGGCATGGAATTGGCAGCCCGGTTTTTAACCAGTCTTGATATTCAAGAAAGGCTACCAATACGATCTGGTTACCTAGGACTTCATCGAAGCCCTGGTAATACAGATTTTGCTCTGCAAATATCTCCTCGGTAATAACTTCTGAGAAGTTTACCTCCGGGTAGTGGGTATATGGTGTCTTGCGACACCAATGCCTCCACCTGGGCTGGTCCTTAGGACACCTAAGGATACCAAACGGAGATTCGATCTCTTCATCGGCCTCAGGCCGTTTGCTGAGATAAAAGACCAGGGCTTCCCTGATCTCTTTTCCACGACCACCGTCTTTGACGGTTTCGTAGAATGACCCCGCCGTGCTCAAAGAGACGTGGGGGTAAACTGTAATACCTCCCATAGAGAGGCATTTCTTACCCAGCGAAGCTGATAGTAAGTACAGTTCGTGTTCGTCTTGGACCTTCCACTGGAAGGGTTCCTCGACGTTTGACAAGAAAGATTGCACAGCAATCTTTTCTGTTTTATGATCCCCACTCGGCATTTGCCGAGTAGAGGTTAAATGGGCAAATTTCTCACAGAGAGATTTGTCCATATCGCCCGCAATAATCCTTTGGATTAACGGGTGATTTTCTAGGGCACGATAAACAAAGTTCATCGGCCCCGGAATGGGCAGCTTAGGGCTAAACCCGGCTGCTCGATTGTAGAGGAAGTCGCAAAACGACTTCCAATACTTCACGACAAGCCCTACGTTGTAGGTTCCTGTCTTAATGATTAAGCGGATAATCCCCTTAATCATCTTGATACCAGAATCCTCTATGAAGATCGAGGTATCAAATAGAAGGAGGGAATCAATCATTCCATGAATGACCTCCTCTATACGCAGTAACTGCGATTTGGGTCTGGATAGGAAAATCCTAGCAGACCCAGATGAAAGGCCGTAGTTGGTCATTAACCAACCGCACCTTTTCAGATACAGTCCGGTATCCGAACTGTACCTAAATGTCTTTCCCCCATGCTTTACATGGAGAATCGAAAAGGTCCTTGAACCAAAGACATAGTCTTCGTTCAAGTAGAACCTCGGGACATAGTCCCGGGCATTTTTAAGCTCACATGGCGTATTCCGAAGATTTGCGCTTTTTATGAGCATAAAACTGTGGGCGTGTCAC